TATTAAATGATTTTTGCCTTTTTTCTGTTTTTCCCAAAGCACTTTTTTCCCGTTGCATACGCTCCAAAGATTCAGCCAGCCGTTCTTTGCCAACTTCCTTACCAGTAGCTAAATCAGCAACCGCATTTTGTTGGTGCTGTATAAGTCTTTTAATATGAGGATTAAGATCCACATACTTTTGCGTAAGTTCATTGGGCTTTAAAAGATTTTCAGGCTTAGCGGCATGCGACTGTCCAACGACAAGGCGTTGTAATTCCGGATCTCGTTTTATTAGCTCGTCAATAATAGCATTCCCAGAACGTGTACCCCTCAGGTAATTAATCATGTTCTTAGACGTAGAACCTGTTTTCTTCATTTCAATATACATGGGGTTCTTGTTTAGCGGTGCTACTTGTGTTGCGTATTGTCGGTTGATTTCTTTAAGCTTAGAAACAGGATTGCTTGGCAGCTGATCGGCCATCACCTGTTCCATTTTTTCATATTCAACCTTCATATCACGCGCTTTCTTGAGCCATTCTTCTTTTTCTTTTGGCGATACACCATAGGTATTTGCATGCTCATTGGCTTTATCATATTGGTGCTTAACTTCACGATAAGCATTAAGGAAATCTTTAGCGCCAATTTCTGTTTGACCCTTCGATGCTTGTTTCTGCAATGCCCTCATTAAAGATTTTTGTTCATCTTCTGTAGCAGTACCAAAACCAAGTTCAGCAACAGACTTTTTAATATCAGCTAGATTTATATCCTTAGGAACCTTCACCATCTGACCATCTATTTCATTACCAAGCTGCTGGTATTGACTTCCAATCATTTTACGCAAACCGCCTTCACGCTTGCCTGTTTTTGGGTTTACAGTACCTTCAACATGATTAACAATTCTTTCAGCCGCCATTACATCATGAGGCTGGCCTTCACCTAAATGCTCTTGAATTGCATTTTGTACATTTTCTAACTGCTGTTGCTCATAAGGAGCTTTTTCATTTGCCTCAGCCATTTCATGTTCTTGCAATGCTTTATTGAAGGCCTCTTGGCGCGTGCCTAAGCTGCGCTCTTTAACAGCACTAGCAACGCCTGGTATTTCGCTTGCCGCGCCAACAGCAGCACCAGCAAGCCTGTTTTGAGGGCTTAACAATGCGCCTGTGGAACTAGATGCTAATAATGACTTTAACAGCTCAGGAATTTTGGCAGCACCAGGAATTGCTTCTGTAGCACCGCGGAACCCCTGGTACATGGCCTGAGCAGGCTTGCCAACAGTTGCTAGACTACCTAGTATTTCGGCGGGTTGGTTTAGGCTTATACCTTCTGGCAATCCAGGAATGTTTTGGGTAAAAGGTAATGGGGTTCTTGGAACCTCATGCTCTAAAACAGAAGGCATTTGAAATTCTGGTGCCCCAGGAATCAAGGATTGTGCCGCCTCTGCTAGTTGTGGTACTCCACGCAACAAGCCCCTGGCAGCCGATGGAAATCCTAAAGACTGCACTGCCTGGTTAAATGGCTCAGCAACTTTAGCGGCAGCATTTACACCAGCATTCAACGCAGGATAATTTTGTAATTGTTCTGCAAGCTTTGCTATAAGCGGATGCTCCACTTCTTTTTTCTTAGGCACAACATAGCCACCGAATTCAGCAAATTCATTGTCATTTTGTGGTTGAACCACATGGCCGCCAAACTCTTCAAATTCATTCTTTGCATTTGCCATCATCTAACCTTTTTATAATGGTTTAGCACCAGGGTATTTTTTTAAGAAATCCGCATGCTTTTCTGCCAGTATCGTTACCTGTCTGCCATCAGGAAGCTGAAACATTTCCATAGCACCTTGCGGGGTTGTAGTATTTTCAGGCGCAAAACTTTCTTCTTGGTCATTATCAATTTTGATACCTTGCTCACCAATAATCTTGTTTGCCTGTTTGCCACGGGATAGCAATCGCTTAAGCTCTTTCATTTCGCGCTTTTCAAATGCCTTATCACCCTCACCAGGACGCTCTGTGAGTACGTCATGAATTTCCTTTTGTGATAACCCATAATGAGTTCTAAGTTCACGCTCAAGCTCTGCTTTTAGGCGTTGTCTTTCAGCATTTTTCTCAGCGTACCCAGCACCACCAAGCTTTTCAGGTATCTTTTCCAAACCAAATACTTTTTGCAAACCGCCAGCTAATTCCGACTTTAACAGCTTACCTTCACCACTAGGTTGCAAGAATGGCTTGGATGCTTTGATGTATGCTGGCAAGAGACTCTTGATATTAGGTTCACCAGTTAATGCCTGGGTGTGTTCTGCGTAATTCTCAGGCGGTATAACAAGCTGTCCATTTTCGTCATAATATGGTTTGCCGCCACTTATTTTAGCTTGCCTAGCTTGGTTCATGTACGATTGCTGAATGGGGTTGGTTTGCGAAGCACCTTGTTGCTCTTGTTGCGGTTGTTGTGCTTGCGCCTGCTCTTCTGGCCTCGATTGTAAATGCAATGCCTGAGCCAAATGAGATAATAGCCCTTGATGTTGCTGTTGGCCGCCACCCAAACCACCGCCATATTGTGACAATATAGACGATAATAATTGTCTAGCTTGGTCACCTTGTGGGCCGGCAAATCCTTGTGCCATAGGGCTTGTAGATAAAGCTGCAAGAGGCGTTAGTGTTTTGCTCAATATATCCGCTTCAGCCTGCGGCCTAGCATACCGTGCTTTAGTAATACCCTGGTATTGTTCCAAAGCCTTAGACAGCACACTATTCCAAGGGTTAGCTTGCTCAGGCGTAGGCGCTTTGTAATCGAAAAATGTACCAACCATCATAACCCCTTATAAGAACATAGATGCGCCACCAAGCACATTACCAAACGCATTACCCCAACTTTGGTTTTTACCTTTCTGGTCTTCCGCTGCAATTTGTGCTTGTTGTGCTAGTTGTTGAGCAATAAGATTCGATTTGTTAGTTGCCGCATTTGAACCCATTTGCGCCATACCTTGCTCGCCAGTTAGCCCCTGGTCATACAATCCAGTAGCGTGCCCTAACCAATTGTAATAATCTTGGTTTGCAAGGTTAGTAGCTAATTGCATGTTGTTTTGTGAATGCTCAGGGCTTCCCGCCATACCGCCCGCAGCTGCTGCGTGACCTGCACCTTGTAAGGCTTGTTGTAATGCAAATTGGAAACCAGGGGATTGCTGAAAGCTGCCTCCAATATCGTTAAGCTTGCCGCCAGGATTATTAAGCAAATCACCATATTGCCCTTGCAAAGCACCAAGAGATTGTTTGCCGGCATTCATGTACGGGTTTAAAGGCTTACCAGCTTGTTGTGAAATCTGGGAAAGATACGGATTTGCAGCCTGACCTGGTGTTGTTTGGTTGCCAAACATACCGGCCAACCCTGAACCAATACTTGCGCCACCAAAATAATTATCTAAATTCATAGTCATTCCTTAACTATTATTACAGAGCCGTCCAGGCTGCCGTACTTGTGGAACCAGCTGTACTACAACAGTATAATACATGATTCGTAATATCTAAACATAACCAGTTCAAAACACCTGCCACAGAACCATTGGGATTACCTGCATTAGTCAACATTACAGCTAAAGGCACCCACTCAGCCAATGTCACATTACTACTACTATCTTGTGCTATAACAAACTGGTTGGTAATTTGTGTATCTTTATCATAAACAGTCTGCCCGCTAATATCTGGTTGAGCCATAGTTAAACTATTGTATGATTCACCTATATATTGCGTATATAGATTCTGAATAGTCGTCATACTACTAGCCGTCAATGGTGGTAATCGTATGCCTTCATTACGGTAATTCTCTTGTAAAGCCTGGTATAATGCCGACAAACCCAAATCCCATAACGGCATGAGGTTACCCTCCTTGTCCACCATCGGCCTTTCACGGGGCATGTCTGGAAATAATGCTTGCTGGTTATTTTCGATTAATGCCATTTTTAATACCTTATATTGACAACGCCATCTGTTACAACGAACCTACCGCAACCAACGAATTTGAACATGGGAACAAAATCATTACCCCAACCACCTTGCCACCAACGCATAAGGTTACGCCTATAACCAACGCCTGGAAGCTGATACGCCCATTCAGAGCCAAATACAGCACCACCATCATAGGACATTGAAAAACAAACCTTAGGTGTTTCTTGGAATAGATTTTCTGTCTCATCAAGCAGATTAAATTGCTCATTGCTTAATAAATAAAAAGGCTCGTTTGACAATAATTCCCATGGTATAGGCGTTGAAGTGCCATTCTGTTGGTAATAAGGTGTTTCACCAGATTCAATCGTAAAACCAATATCATTAAGAATAAAAGGCTCTTGTGACGGTAATCTAATGTTCTTGCAAATTCGTAAGCGCGGAATAATAAACTTCGCGGTAGTTGTTGTGTTTGTTGCAACCACATCCTCATACGTTGTAAACGCTGTATCAAACGCATATAAATTACCACTATTCTTAGAGACAAAATAATACTGGTTCTGTATAAAGGCAATTTCAGCGGCTATGAAATAATTCATGTTCTGGTCACAGGCATGATAAAACCTACCAACCTCGCCATTGCCAGGAGACGGGAAGTCGTAAAACAATGATAAATTGTCGTAATAGAAATTAATATGGTATATCAAATGACCATCTTGCCTATAGAGAAAACCTTGGCTGTCTTCTGGTTTTTGTAGTTCTGAGAATAGTTGGTCAATACCGTCAGTCGTTATCTTCTTCGGCATGCCACCGTCACTATACATAATGATAGGGCCTGACTTCTCGTTTGCCGCAAGCCAAACAACTATCTCGTCCATGTAAGCTACAGAGGCCGGGGACAAGCAGCCATAGTCTATGTTGTATTGGTTTTGACGCTGGTATGGAAACTGTTGGGCTCCTGTATCAAACCATGATTCCGTGACAATGCTGCCCATAACGAAAATCATGTTTCCTTTTGAAGGAAACCTTACTACTGCTTGCACGTTATCGGGTTTGGTTTGCAATAACCCTACATTACCGAAGGCATATGGCCATGCGTTCATGGTTGGATCGTCAGGATCGTCAGGATTTACATAGCCTTCATTTTGTAACGACAACCGCCATGTATTGTTTTGCACAACTCCAGTTCCTGAGCCGGTATCGTTACTTGCAGCTGCGATGAAATACGAATCATGGAACGTTATATATCCTGGGGTGAAATCAAGATTAGGCACTATCTTTACTGTTTTTACGTCACTGTTAGGATCGTAAATATATAAGTTCCTGTTATCGGATATTAATATTTGTGGCTTGTTGTTTTCGGTAATATATACAGGGCCGCTAAAGGTCTCTACTTGACCTATATTAAATATCTGCTCATAAGTAGGCTTATTTAGAACTTGGTCGTAGTTTATATTTACAAGATATACCTGGTTGCTTATAACAACCACGAGGCTACCTAATTTTGTGGATGTGAATATGCCTCGACCCTCTTTGCCATTACCTAATAATCTTGCTGGTATTATGATTTCGTAGCCGGCGTAGTCTACTAGAAAGTTATCGCTTATGAACATGTTGTATGTTTTTTCAACACTTATTTTTGGGTATCTACCAAATGTACTAGAACCAACCACATTGAGTGGTATTTGTTGAAAATTTTGACCACGTGTAATCATGCGGACTCCATCCTTTTCTTATGAGGGGCGCCATCCCCTTCCGAGGTTGACGTCCGCCCAAGAATAGCCTGGCATGCTATCAGCACTTAGAATCGTAGTCTTTTTGAGCGACAAATCAGGCGGCTCCATATACATAAGCTTGCGAGCATATGATTGGTATATCTTTTCTGACTCAGGATTAAACATAATGCCATATTCTGAGCACATGTATCTTGATAACGCATATCGTAAAAATTCTATGTAGCTTGTATCGTATCCCTGGTTAGCTGTAGTAGGGAAAGTATAAGGTACTGTCTCGGAGACGTTCGTCAAATCTGTCTGCAGCGTCACGTCAACCAAAAACAACTTAACCATCATCTTTAATGGGTAAGCCTGGTCTGGTAAGAAATAGAAACCAATAGTACCACCGCCTTGACCTCGGTTATAATTCCACGTAAACGGCAGTGTTTGGATATTGTCTACGCGAGATGATGCATAATAGGCGGTCCTTGATGTGCTAATAGTTGGGTATCTTACAACACCAAGGTTAAAAGTAGCAGACTCAACTAATGCTACATAAGGAAGGTAATAGAATTCCTGTCCTGGAACCATCGCCATTTCTATATAGGTATAATAGGGAATAAGATCGGTCTCAATCTGCTTAAAGTTTAACAAATCATTAAGCATTCGAAGACCGTCATTGATTTGGTCACCAGTGGGATATTGCAAGTTGCGTGCAACAATCCCCGACAAAAACCAGGAGCGCGTTATTAAATCTTGTGCAGTATAAGCCATAATACACGCTCCTTTGTTGTTACACTAATGCAGGATATGCACTATTAGATACGCCAGCCCATTCAATTACAGACACAGATACAGCATCAGAACTTGAAGTGACTAGGTAATCAATCTCAGGTTTAGAGCTTCCAACACCTGCAATTACTTGGATATATTGGGATTGCGCAATTCCTGCAACCAGACCTGTAATGGTAGGTAAACCACCAGTAGCAGAGGATCCAGTAGGTCTAAACTGCACAACATCTCCAACAGCCGCAGGAGTAAAGGTTACAAGCAACGTAACTATCACGTTCGGCAATGTAGTGGTTGGAACCGCGCTACTAGCTGTCAAATCAATAGCTGTAAAAGTAGTTGCATTACCGCCAGACAATACAGATATTGCAGGCACATTGAAATACACTTGTAATCCAGCAATGTTTTGTGGTTTGTGAGTAGCATATACCCAGTGACTAGAACCATCAGTTTCCCAAAATCCAATTAGGCGATAAGAATCATAGCCAGAAGGTAATAATGGCGCTATATTGCTTGTCAAACTAATCACAGCAGCCGTGTTATTGTAATTGCGCGAATCATCTATTAAGTAAACAGCGTATTGCGTAGATGCAGCAATAGTACCTGTATCTAAACCATTCGCGCCATTAACTGCGGAGTTAATCAGCAAACCAGGCTGGTAATTCAAAAATTGTGCTGCAGGATTGTCAATACCAAAGTAGTTCTGTAATCCTACAACCATGTCAATACTGTTAGTAGAATCACGAGCAGCTCCAGGAGCTACCGACATGACTGTCGTTGATGCTGCTGACAATTGCAAGCCCTGTACATATAAATGCGGTAATGCATAGACTGCTTCGTTTTGTATTTGTGCTATAGCCATTTTAATACCCTCTTAAAATTCGTGTTGTGCAGGTAGAAACCTGCACGCTAGAACTACTAACCCTGAGATAGCGGAATGACATAACGCATTGAATATTCTGGTACAAGTACTGAACCATGCGTTTCGTCATATATCATACCGGTTTGGTTTTGTCCGAATAAAGAACCGTAAGTTAGGCGTAACGAACAGCCGGTGTCTTCGTCATACTCGTTAGCAGTGTCAAAAGGAGATTGCTCAGGCAATTGCGGCATTGCAAGGTAGAATGCTTCACCACCCAATATACCACCGCAACGGTGACTTGGAGGACTAGACATTTGCATTCCAGCAACAATCGGATTATTAAGATTTTGATTTTGACCACCAGCCCAGTTCAATGCAGGAGTGATAGTAATTGTCACAACACCGGAAGCATTAGAAGCAGCATTTGCCGTTGCGCGCACTTGCACAGGATTTGCAGATGGGAAGTGACCAATAAACGTCAAATAACGCATGTTTGGTTGGCCTGATACGCCATCGTTAAACTGTAGCAAGTCACCTGAGAATATGGCGTTTGCGTCAGATGTTCCAGCGCCGGATAAGGTGATTTGTGTAACGTTTTGACCTGTAGGATCGTTAGTAGAAACCACAGTCAAAGTTGTACCATTAACACCCACGTTACCTGCTACATGTATAGGCATTAAGTTAGATTGGTAATACTCAACCAATGGTGTACCAAAATCCCCTAACTCCCAAGACATCGCAATGTCGTCGTTACGGTTCGGAACGAACTGGTTTAAACCATTACCAACAATACTTGGAACCACAGAATCCGGTAAGTACACTTTAATACCCTCAGCAACAGAACCATAGTTCTTGAAGAACATAATAGCTTGGGCTAATTGCTGGTAACTAGATAGCGCAGTTGAACCATTGCCAAAATATCTGTAAGGGCCAGAAAATGTATTCACAGTACCATCAACCTGGCTAGTTACCGCAGATGCCCAGTTTAATGCAATATTGCCTTCAACTTGGGTTGCAAGTTCAGCAATAAAGATTTTACCAAACACACGCATATAATCTTCTTCCCCTTTTTCTAAGTTGAAGATACGTTGTTGGGAAGTTACAGCAAAAGAACTGTTGTTTGCTTGGTCGCATGCCAAAGTTTGTACACGCTGTACAGCTGGTTGAAATGCAGCTACAAGACCTGCAACAGTTGTAGCTCTTGGAGGAAGATCGAACGTCACCACCGAGCCCAAATTTGCCTGTATCTTGTCGAAGTCTTTGAAACGCGTGTTAGCGGTAGCAATGTGACAGCATAAGTTTTGTAGCAAAGCCAAGCCTGAACGTTGATAGGTTTGTACTTGTTGTAAAATATTCGTTGGAAAAACTGCCATGATAGCCGCTCCTAATAAGTATAAGACCCACACGATTTGAGCATCTACACATACATAGAGAGGCGTGGTGGGTTCATTCAAAGTAGGATTCTGGTTGCTCGTGCATTATGCTTTGTATTTAGCCTTTAAATCTCGCATAGACAACGCACCGCCTGAATCCGTACCGACGTTAGAAGAACGTTGTTGTGATAAGGGTGCTCTAGGAGTTTTTACAAGACCAGCTGCGTTATTAGCTTTTATAGATTCCGACAATCGCTTTAAATCCCACAATGCTTCTTCAGGAAAATCACGTGATGTTTGCTCTATTCTTGCTAATTTAGAACGATTTTTAGATATCTCATACATAACCTCATCGGCATTGTCTATGTGCTCGGCAAGCATATGTACCGTATTTGGAAAGCGCTCTAACTTGACGTCGTTGGTAACTTGGTCAAAATCATCGAACTTGTCTTTACCAGTAGCTAATTTATCGTAAAATGTCTTAACGATACGTTTAGCAGCATCTGTCTCGATGCGAGTCTGTTGTTCTGTCATCCATTCGCTACGCAATCTAGCCGCCTCTTCACCGGCAAGTTTACGTATCTTCTCTTCTGACATACTGTCATTAGATTGTTGCGTATAGTTGCTGTGTTGTTGCGACTGCGCTGACTCTTGTTGCGAACGCTTATATTGTTCTACCGCACGAGTAGCCGCTTCGGATTTTGCACGACCTACAATGTCATTTACCTCAGACTGCCTTAACATTTTTTCTTGCTGCGTTTCAACTGCTGATACTGCTTGTTCTACGACTTGTCCTAAATCATCGCTCATCTTACGTCCTTTATTAGCTATTACGCCGCTACGCTAGTGCCCCAATTGAGCTTGGGTATCTGGCTTTATGCCCGTTGCCACGGTATTGCCCTGTTTTATGCTCAGGTAAGCGCATGGCCAGCGTCCTGCCAGCCATATTCTGAATATAGTCTTGGATTTGCACTATTGCAAAATAGTTGGCGTAAGATTATGATTTCATAATGAAAATGCTAAGGAATGCATGGAATGATTAAAATAATGGGTGAGTCGTATTTGACGGACAAAGAAGCATCCGAACGCTATGGTTATTCGCAATCTTGGTTTATGCGTGCGCGCACTATGGGTGTTGGGCCTAAGTATATACAAATTGCTGAGCATGGTCGTATTTTGTATCCACTTGAGCAGACAGATGAGTGGTTTAAAGAAAGAATGAGGTCAAAGGAATGAAGTCATGTGCTGTCATTGGATGTTTAAACAAATACAATGCAAAGGGATTTTGTCGATTTCATTATACTCGAATGTACCATACAGGAACCACTGAAAAGATTGTGCGTCCAAAAGTTAAAACTGAAAGAAAAATATGCTCTATTGCCGAGTGTGGAAAACATTGCTGGAGAAAGAGTTATTGTCACCGACATTATAAAGAAATTGTATTAAATTATTTTCCGAAACCAAGAGGCCATCATAAGAAAATAGAAAAAGAACCATGTTCGGTGGCTTTTTGTGATCGCAATGCAACCCCTAAAGGTATGTGTAGAATGCATTATGTGCGATTTAAAAAGTATGGTAATCCTAATGTAAACTATGCTAATAACCACAGGAGAACTGCTAAAAATATAACTAACAATGAACTTAAATTCACGCATTCGCACGAAGAAGTAATGATACTAAATGAATTCTTTGAAGAGGCAATCGGATTTTCGCGATATAACGAAGAATAACCCACCAAGCCAAGTTATTAAGGAGATAGCAAAAACCTGGCGGGTTAAGATGTTATAACACAGTGTAACCAATCAAAATAGTTCCATTAAGAGCTGTTGCAGCAGTGTTATTATAAATTGTCAAAGTACTTGTTCCAGTTCCAGCTGTAGCCTTTAAAGTGATATTTTCAGTGGTGTTAGTACCGCCCATAATTGTCAATAATATGGCAGATGTAGCGCTTATTTTAGTATTAGTCCAAGTAATGGCATAACTAGAACCACCTGCTGTTGTTAAGGAGGAAGTAGTTATGACTCCAGCATTACCCGAAGCTGTTACAGCATTTGTAGCTTCTGTACCATTGGCTTTTTGTAAGATAATTTGACCTGAACCAGATAATGTATTTACAGCAGTTAACTGCATAAGGTTTGTAGCAGCAACTCCTGAATCCGTCATTAGTCCGGCAGTTCCTGAGTTAACAGGAAAATTACCCGAGACAAAAGGTGTAGCTGTAGCTCCAATCATTACTTGACCGATTGCATTAGCAGGATCTGGAATGTTTATAACACTTGCTTGCCCCATCGCATCATTAGAAATAGTAGTTGTCGTATTTCCTGTGTTGGCAACGGCTGCCAAAACCAATGAACCTTTACTAGCCGTGCCTGGAAATGAAGCCAAAGTTCCCGCGGTTCCCGAAAGGCCTGCCTGAATATTGCCACCGCTAATTGCAGTTGCAGGATCTTCTGACAAATGCCCACTTGTATTGGTATAAGTTGCAATATGATTTGCAATAGTTGGCAATGTAACTTCACCGGCATTGGATAACGCTACCAAAGTAATTACGCCATTACTAATAGATACAGAAAACTGCTCAAAAGTACCTGTTGCAGTATTAGGATTAAAACTATACAAAGCATTAATAATATCTGTTGCTACAATTGGATAGCTTTCAAGGTTAACAGCATTTAGATAACCAGCGGTTGTTATTGTAGACAAATTATCACCAACAACCATATACTTTTGAACTGGTAATATGCCCACTGTTCCTGCTAATGGCGTTGGTAACTGAAATATCGTTGGAGTGGTCATGGTATCAAGTCCTTATGCTTTGCGTGGCGTTAGAGAATCACCTGAGCGTTTCCAATGGGATTCCATTTTGCCGCCTCCATGCTTCCATCCTCCAGCCATAGAACCTTTGTGGCCTTCTTTGTCAGCACGCGTTGTATCGCCCTTACGTTGCATAACACGAGCAATACCTTGTTGGTGATCGTCTTTCACCATCCGATTGTCAATCATACCGTCTTTACATTTATATTCCATGGCAGCACCTTAAATGTTGTTAGTCATTATATTACTTCTTTTTGCTTATCTTACGCAATGTTTCGGCAAGAACGGCGCGTTTTTTTAAAGTCTTATTTTTACTATGCTCAGCCTTTTCTAGCTTTTTTTCAGGGATCTTCTTGCCTTCTTTTACATCTAATTCCTTATGCAATGCACCTTTTTTCATATGCATTTTACCAATCCATTTACCATCTTTTTTATTAGTCATGGCACTTACTCAACAGATTGGGGAGTTTGTACGGAAGGACTTGCTACAGCATTAGCAACAAACTTAGTATTCACATAATTCACCAAGTCCTCACCAATAACACCTGCGGTTTGCAATATATATTGGGCAATAGCAGGTTCTTGTGCCGCTACTTCTTTCTCAAGCATTCCTAAAATAACACTACTAAAAAAACTCATATTAATCTCCGTGTTTGCCTTTCTTATATACAGGACTGCCAGCTTTAGGGCTTCGAGTACCTTCTTTTGTTGGCTTTTCTATTTTACGCCGTGTTTTGTTGGTGTCTTTTGCCACGGGTTTAATAGACTTTACAACCGATTTGAAAGCTTTTTCGGTGTCTTTGTTAGCTCTTTTATTATATGGACTTTTCATCTTGACGCTCATTTTGTTTGCCCTCTTGGTTAAGCATCCAGGTTTCTACACGCAATAGGCGCTCATGTAGCATTTGCATTGCTTTTAATACTTCTTCTAGTTCTGATTTACTCATTTCTTATCCTTACTATCCCAAACAGTTTTATATAAGTCACGACGTTCTTGTGGATTAGCCCCGTCTAAATGACGACGTACTGAATTTTCTAATTGCCTATCATTTAACTTGTATACGCGCTTAATGTCTGAGAATGTAGCCGAAAATAAATCATTCCAGGTTACTTTTCCATTACTCATCTTTGTAGCTCCTTTTTACTATTCATAATCTCGTGTGAAAGCTTATTGTAATTGAATGCGTGTTTGTGATTTACATCTAGCTCCTTAATCTTGACATCTTGCTGCTTAGCAAATCTTTCTGTTTGCGCCTTAACCAGTTGGACGCTATTTTGTTCATGCGCAAGTTTCGCTTCAACTGCTAATTTTTCTTTCTCAAGCTCAAGCTTGGCCATATCTATCTGGTGTTGTCCCTGGTCTTTCTGAGATTGTTGCTGTAGTTTAGCCATCTCAACCTGGTTTTTCATCATAGCAGGGTCTTGTTGCATTTGTTGTTGCTGTATTTGCATAGCTTGTTGTTTCATTTGTTCTTGTTCTTTTTGCCATGCGTCCACTTCTGCCTTCAGCTGGTCAATACCTTTGCCTTCCATGTTATCAAGCACGAAATTGATACCTTTGCTGGCGATAAACTGTGAAAATTCAGGCGATACTGACATCACTTCTTTAACCATAGCAATAGTCTTAGATTTTTGAACCTGGAAGCTAGGGCCTGCCTTCACCACAACGTTTAATGCATTTGTATCAAAGTCAAACGGCAACCCATCTTCTGTGTTAATCTTCACAAAATGACGCTCGCCTTTTTCATCCATAATAGGTATGGTTCGTGGTGTTTTATAGTACTTAGGAAGCAAATCTACATAAAGCTCATAAGCTCTAGAAAGCCCTTCCATTCCTCCAACAATATAGGGCATTGCAGCACTATTAGATTGTGTAGCTCCTTCGACAATTGCAACACCTGATAATTGATTGTTATTTATACCAAGGCTTGCATCATAACTACCTAATACCTGCTCCATTAGCGAGTCAACGCCTGTAAATGCCTGCGCTATTTCTGGGGGCATTGGCACTTTGGTAACTTCACGTATAGGTTGTTGAATCGGCATTTCAGGATTTGATTCGTGGACACTGTTGAATACATAAATATTTGCTTTTTGCGGGTCTTTGTAGGCTTCTAAAAACTCTTCTTCTTTCGGCAATGCTTCTTTTGCTACCATGAGTTTGGCTTGTGTCATGTTTTCGATTTCATTGGCCCACGCAATACCGGCATAGTTCTTAAGGCGTTGAGCGCCTTTAGCATGATACACATAAGGCCTACACACCTGGCGTACGTTACCATTTTTTGGTGTTTTCACCATAACGCTTGAACCATCAACAAACACCAACGGCAACATAGTGTAGTCGGTGACTTCGTGCTCTAGAATTTGGTTGTCTATTACACGATAGCGCTCAATGCTTTCTATTAGTGTTTTTCTGGATTTTCCCATGGTTTGCGGTGGTACTGTAATGTCATCCCACTCGTCGACCATTTTGCGGTATTTCTTCATAGTCATAACAGTACCCATTTCAGTACCATCTTGTACACGAACAATAGTTTGTTCTTTGCGTACTTTTTCGTAGTAGTCTGCAACTAGGAGTATTTGTGAGTTGTCATTGATATACGACCAGTTAAAGCCTGCAAAGTTTCGTGTGTAGGAAATAGTGTTAATAGGTGTATCTGGGTATTCTTCCTGGAATTGTTCTTTGTCTTTTGGAAATAATTCCGCACAAAACATGCCGTCACCCTTGTGACTATATTTTGCTATCTTGTCAAACACACAAAGGTCGGGCTGGCAGCGGTCTATCTTGATAACCTGATCCATAGACATAGGGTTTGCGTAATCTGTATATACTTTAAGCACACTAAAGCCGCCAGCATACAAGTCTTTGAACATTTGATATCTAGTATTGTGGTTGTCAATGTCCATAAGGGTGTGACGCAAATGCTGCTCTACTACTTTCATTGTGAGCCAATCTGCCTTGGATTCGTCATCGGCTGTGATGGTAACATCTGGTAATTGTTTGGATATCTCGCCAAGGAGTCTTGATATTCTTGCTTCTACAGTGTTGAACTCAAGTTGCGGTTGGTTCTTTGATTGTAATAATGTGATTTCGTCGTTTGTTAGGTTGCTTTCAAATACAAAACGGATGAATTCATTGTACCTGTCGTAATTGTGTTTAAAGTAATCGTGTGCATTACGGACACGGTTTTTAATCTTAGGTAATCTATCTTGGTATTCTTTAGCTACTGGTTGCATATTGTTGTCCGTAACAATGTAATTAGCTTGAGTATGCGGCCTTTTTGAGGCGTTGGGTATTATTATGATCGAAACTTAATGTTTTTGCTAGTTCTGTGTAGTCTGTTTCTGATTTTGACGTCAAGATTATAGTTTTATCTATCAGTGCGAACTTAATTCCATCGGCAAGTGTGTCACAATTTGATACTAATATAGCGTTCGCGTAGTAAACGCCATAAGGTTCAACCGTTAGATTGAATACCTTTTGTTCTTGCTCGTTTTTCTCTTGCACGTTTTGCATATTCTGCATGGTGACATTTTGTTGAACAATAAACGGCACATCCGATTCCGACAAATTCATTGTTACAAACTTTGCAGTTATGAACCCATTGTTTAAGCAAACTTGTTCGTGCATTGTTACTGTGCCAAGCATGTCCTTCTTGTGATTTATGCCATTCTTTAGCTTTTTCTTGAGCCAATTTAAAATGTTCTTTGCCTTCCGTACTATTATTCCATCGCATGCGATCTTGATAATGGTCTGCAATATGTTTGTCCCTAGAAATACACTCCAAGTTTTCATAGTTGTTATTAAAATAGTCATGATCTTTATGGTGAACCACGTAGCCTTTTGGAACTGTCTGGCCACTATAAAACTCCCAAATTGCCACATGCAAGCCTTTAGCACCTTTTCTAGATTTCTTCTTTGCTTGACTAAGATAATAGCGTCTCGCCCCCATGAGTCTATATTCAATTCCATTGAAAGCAATAATTTCTGGTATCTCCATCGCGCTAACTCTCTAAATGACAATCTATGTATTTTAGCATCATCAGTTAATGTGTCAAGGTGTTCAAATTTGAATTGGTGTAATATAGGGTGATTAATTGTTCCTGTTAACCCTAATTTATTTATGACCTTTTTAATTCCTGTTTGACCACATGCAGTGACTTTTCCATAACCAAAAGGGGTTATAATTAAATCATCCAGAGTGATATTTTCGATATTTTTATATCCATATTTCGTTGCAATTCTTGTTCCTGCCACAAAGCATATATCATCCCAGCGATGTGTATCGTTTGCTGTTATTTTAGACATGTGGTCTAAACATAGTTTAACGTGACGTGCTTGGCTAGATAGTGATACTTTTCTATCGGCAATATAAGGTTGGCATTCTAGAAAGCGTTGTGTTTTGCTTCCTGAGGCTCTGTTGCGCTCTATTTCTCTGATGTTTACTGTGCGGACTTTTTCTTTAAGAACACTGACAAGTGTTGCGCCTGTAGACTTCTTTTCTATTGCTGCTATCTTTGGCTTAACAGGGTGTCTCAAGCACTCTTGTAGGAATGTCATAAACTCAAATTCCAAGTCTTTTGGTTCTATTCTAAGCTCTACACAATCTAGCCAATGCAGCCCATAATCACCTGTTTTTTGCCCAAACTCTTCTATTTCATATATACCAAAAAAGCTAAATACTGTTGCATCGTTATACGATTTGTTTGTTTCCGCGGTATCTGCGGTAATAAATGTCGCTAGCATTTTAGGCTCTTCATCGAGCAATACAAACCATTCGGGTTTAAATACAGCACCTCCTGCAGGAATGGGGTCTTGTTGGTATTGTGAAGCAAATACGTAAGGATCACACTCTTGTTTGATACGCAACATGGACAATGGTTGCGCTTCTGGATACATCGCATTCCCAGCATCATCTATACTTTTTAATATTACCTGGTGCCACTTATAACCGTCTTTACTAGCGATAAGATATGCCGCCAAATCATCTTCATGAAGACGCTGTCCTATAAATATTATTGGGACGTTTGTTCCTCGCATACGCTGTTGGATTGTTTCGCGGTAATTGTCGATAACACTTTGTCGAATTGTGTCCGAGTGTACTTCGTCTGGTTTGTGAGCATCGTCAATAATAACTGCACCACTAAATCGTTCCAGTCCGGGCAATCCTGCGTCTTGTCCTGTGATTGCGCCTCCAGAACCGAAAGCTGCGACAGCGCCTCCATCAGTAGTTTGGAAATATTCCCTAGCTTTGCTGTCATGTCTAATTTTTACATCGAATAAATAAGTATAATGCGGTAATTGCATAATACGTTTAATTGTTTCAGTATGTTTCGCTGCAAGTACTTTAGAATATGAGATGTATAAAAATCTGGAATCAGAATAATTAGCCAAGCACCACGCAACCCAGATAGCTAATAAAGTTGATTTCCCGCTTCCTGGACTAATATTAATCATAAGTCTATGGTCTGGGATTTCTAAGCGCATTGCCTGAGATAAGGAGCGACATACCGTTATATGGTGAGATTCGCGCCCTGCAGGGCATGATATTATAAACTCACGGCCTGTAAGTAGAGGGTAAAAGAATTGTGTAAAGCGCAGCAAAGAACCCTTAAGTTCTGATGCCAACTCTTCCTTGTCTTGGTCTATTTTCATTCATCTTCTAGCATTTCGAATAAGGCATTATAACGTTCTTGCAAGCATTCCATAAGATGATAGTGTGAATCATTAACTTTTTCTGTAGATACTAGCGGAAGCCAAGTTAATGCATCTATAAACCCTTGTAATTGCAATGCCTTGTCTCGGGTTTCTTTTTTCATTCTATCTTCTCAATTTTCCAACTAATACGCCAACCATGGCTGGGGGCCTGGGCGCAAGTACCAAATAAAGCCATTTCAAATTCTCGCGCATAATCTTTACAATACTTTGACACTAAGTCTAAATAATAAAGAGAAGGCAAACCATTTTCTTGTCTATATTCATGAGTTTCGTTAAGAGGCGCTGTTTTCCAGTCTTTACTGTATAAAATATTATCAGTCATCAATACTCACTTCTATTCTTAGCATCCAATTTCTTACGCAAATCCATAAGTTCCATTTTTAAACTCATATTGGCATCTTCAACAGCTTTTTGCTCATGTTCGGAATCCGCTGTACGCCATCGAGCGCGCGTTTTGAGCCAAAATATTTGTGCTGATAAGTCATCTTGTTGAGTTGCTTTGTTGAACAATCCTCGTGCGACCATAGCATTAGATTTAATAACAGCGGTATCTAATTCACGCCTGTAATATTTAACCAATGTATCCACGCAGATATCAAGATATAGAGCTATTTCTTCTTGAGTGTTTCCAAAACTTGCAAGCGCACTAACTTCAATCCTAGTTTTTTCAGTAGGAACGTGGGGGGTATTATCGGGCATCATTCCTCCAATACGGCTTTTTTGCCGGTGTAGTTCTCATACCTTTTTATTATCACATCGCAATACTTTGGGTCAAGTTCCATCATAAAGCATTTACGTTTAGTTTTCTCGCAAGCTATTAGGGTTGATCCGGATCCACCGAATAGGTCTAATACTGTTTTTCCTTTAGGGTTTAATTCTTCAAAACACCATTCAGCTAATACAATAGGCTTTTGAGTAGGGTGGACTCTGCCTTCACCTTGTTCGGATCCTTTAATCATACCCTTCCACAAATGTCTAAATATTCTCACCGATTCTTTTTTAGGATGTTTAACATAAGCCATTTCACAATCAGAATTCATGTCGCGCTGTTTTTCTTCAACGCGTTTGTCCCATATTAACCAACATGCAGATGCTGGTATTTTATGGGCGTAATAATTTCCACCCCAATAGCATATAATGTCTGAAAGTGTCTCGCATATTGAATATGCAGCTAACGCCGTATCTATAGAGTCATCACCGATTATCTTGCTAAACTTATTACCTTTGGCTAATCGGGTGAGAGATGGAAATTCGCGGTCAGTTTCTTCATTAATACCATAAGGAGGATCGGTAAATACCATATCAGCCTTGGTGCCATCCATAAGTTTATCAACAGCATCGATGCTAGCACTATCGCCACACATAAGCCTATGCTCACCAAGCAACCAAATATCGCCTAATTTAGTGATTGATTCTTCAGGAACCTGCGGACAATCATCTTCATCGCAAAATGTATCAGGTTCTTCATTAGGCAATATTTCACACAATTCCTCAATACTAAAGCCGGTCAATTCCAAATTAAAATCATCAGATTTTAATGAATCCAATTCCAAGCGCAGCATATCCAAATCCCAACTAGCATTTAATGCTAATTTATTGTCAGCTATAACGTATGCCTTCTTTTGACATTTAGTGAGATGTGATAGAACTATGCAAGGAACAGTCTCAAATTTTAATATTTTTGCAGCTTCAAGACGACAGTGTCCTGCTATTAACTCATTTTTATCATCTATTAATAACGGGTTAGTGAAGCCAAATTCGCAGATAGAATTAACTATTTGTTGTACTTGTTGGTCTGAATGTGTACGAGAATTGTGTGTGTATTTTTTGATTAAATCGATCGATATTTCTTTATAATCCCGAAGCTGGACCATAATCTACGCTATCTTATCAAATTCGGATTCAAACACAGTCACTGCCTCTTCTTTCGAAATGTCATGGGTTTGCATAATGTTGTCAATGGCTTCTTTATATGCTTTAGAACGCTTGTCTATAGTTACAGGTTTAGCAATGGCTACTACACTATCTCGCACCTCACCATCATCACACTCACAGTCCTTGTATATCATACCAAGACCCATGATTTTACCTGTTCCCATACATTTACTACAACGCATACTTATCCTTAAGCTGTTCTATGAAAGCATTGACACATTCCAAGTATGCAATAAGTGCTACGTTGTCGTCAATACTGTCTTTATATAATCCTGGTGCTGTCATAATAGTTACCCACAATTGTTGTTAATAACTCTGTGCATAAAGTTATAAATCCCTTTTCCAGCAAGGATATCGCACTGGGATAAGTTTTTAAACAGTATGATGCAATATATTTTATGTCAAATGATTGACATACTAATGATATGTCACTATAATGACAGCATATTAACAAGATAGGAAAGAAAATGACAAGACAAGAGGATGCATAATGAATATAGAAAAATACAGCTGTTACCTGTACATAATTCACCACCAACCAGATAACGGAAAATATACATACGAAATTCTTTTAGAAAACGATTATATGGAATATCCAGATAGCATAGAATCTGATGATTACTTTGATGCTGAACAACAGGCACGTTTTGCGGTAATAGATCATATTGATTTATTAGAAAATGGAGAGGGTTAATGAGTGAAGAGCATATGTTAATGAAATTAACCGCACACAAAGCAATACTTTTGATTAACCACATGAATTTTCTTGGTGTAGATTTTGTTAAACTTCCTAGCGGTCAATTGATCACACGAATGGATTGTGAAGATTGTTTGGAGCAAAAATAATCATGAACTACGACAATTGGTTGCAAGATGCGAGCACTTATGAAAACGGTCACTGTGATGATAATTGCAGCTGTTATGAGTGCCGTGATAATAGAAGCTGTCGAGAAGCAGATAGTTTAGGAGATAATATAGATGAATAAAATAACATGTGACATAAACCCTTATGTTTATGCTTTGGAAGAAAACCGACATGAATTAAAGCTCATGTGGGGCGAAGCGTTATTGGCTTTACTTAATGTCACATTTGATGAAATTGAAGACATTGAACTTGAACTAACTATAATAGTTTCGCAATTAATGGCTTATCGTAAGAATCACACGCCACAGGATATTTGAATGACCAGTAAAATATGCAAAAAATGTAGACTACCAAGTGCTGGATTGGAATTTCACGTCCATTCACATCAACAGCGGTATTGTAGTCATGAGTGGATAGTTAAAGAACAATTAGATATAGAAGATAAACACCAAACAACAAAGGAACCAAAAATGCCAATAAAAATTGAACTAGAAGATGAATTAAACGCACAAAACCTAATATGGCGTATGGTCAATGAAAACCAAATGTTTATATGCACAAATAATTGTTTATGGATAAAGGTTAATAATGAAGACTGTTCCGTGCAAATTGCAGACAACAATGGCCGCCCTTATGCCGATTATCATCATAGATGGAAAGATGATACCGTTATAAATAAAATCCTACCCAAAATCAAAAAAATCAAGTTCTAAAATGCCTCCAGACAACAAAGAAATCCTAAAAGCCATTATAGCATTCACATGCCTAGCTGCTACACTATACGCATTCTACGCCATGGGGTATGTCATGGAGTGGTAACTATAACAAGCACAGGATGTGCGCAATCTATAAGGATATGCAATCATGCTAATACTCACACGAAAGCCAGGTGAGGCTATAATCATTCAAGACGACATAAAAATCATGTACTTTGGACTAAACTTTTACGACCAAGCCAAGTTTGGTATTGAAGCTCCAAGTGAGGTAAGCGCGCATCGTGAAGAGGTTTTCAAGCGTATTATGGCTGGTATACATCCTGTATTTGACAAGCTATAATCCCTATCGCATGTAGGCAGCCCGCAACTTTCCAGCGAGAGTGCAACCTTAATGTTTGGTTGTGGGTCTGTCCTATTACAGCGCCAGCAACCACAAATTAGCCGCCCGTCTTCCCGCATTATCCTTCTTGTATTGGACGATCTCTTTTTCATAGTGTTCTTGCCATACTTCTATATATCGTAGCATTGTGGTGCGTCTTTGTGTCTTTGGTATGGGTTTTAGCACTCTTTGCAGCCACGTTATGTCATCTCGCAAGAGTTTGCAGCCTTCCTTGGCTGCGTATTCGGTGAAGTTCATCTAATAGGTTTTATATCTCGTATACATTTATCTTGAATACCATAATCTTTCATAGCTTTAAATATATCGGGTTCTTGTTTGTAAAAATGTCTAAATCTTGCAGAACAATTAGTGCAATCCCAAACAGAATGTCGAGTATAAGGAGGTTTTCTATTTGAGCAAGGAACAAATGCTACTTCAATCCAGTTATGATCATATCCATAACCCTCTCCAGAAATTTGATCACATAATGAATAAGAACGCTTAATATAGTAATTTTCCAAAATAAATTGTGCTCTTTCATACCAAAACCAACAACTTTCCCAGTGCTTACTTATTAATCCTAAATGTAAATTACCTAAAGCATCGTGTAATAAAAAAACACATTCTTCTTTTGTTGAATTTTTAAGATCATCTTTAGTGGATTCTTCGAGTTCACAATACTGTTTTATTGACATTTCATTCATGATTTTTCCTTTTTTAATAAAATGTGACGCCTCAAAAAATGGGCGTCACCGATATAGACCAGTGTTTATAAGGACTCGTGACGCCTGTGACGCGTGACGCCTATGTTTTCAAACCCTATAGGAATATAGCATATATACATAATTTTAATAATACTCATATAAAAATAGCGTCACAGGCGTCACAGGCGTCACGGCTTCAATGTTTATATGGGTTATAAGCGTGACGCCCCATTTTTTTAGGCGTCACGAGGCGTCACAGGCGTCACATTTTTGAATCTTGAGTTTTCGCAAAACGTGATTTTGGCATAAAAAAACATCTTCTGTTTCTTCCTGTTCCTTTTGGAATGTTTCTTTTTGTTAAAATATTAGACATTTTGTTTGGATCTCCTGAAGATGGTTTATCATAACCAATCTGGCTTAATATTTGCGTACAGGTTAGATATTCCCTTTCAGGAAAATCCCAATCAAAATGACTTTCGAGTTTTTCTTCAAAAGGATCTATTCGTTCGTATTTTTGGTTTGAATAATTCAATAACATCAATTCATCATCATTCAAATACGACCTTTCCCCAGATAAATATAATTCATATACTTCGCGCCATACTTGTTGCATGTTTATACTTTTTACTAATTCCATATTAATAGGTTCTTTTAAACTTATTACCCACCATCTTCTATTGCCAGTTTGATCAACTAGAAAGTTTTCTTCGTTAACACTTGCTGCATAAACCGTTCTTCTTATCATTTGACTATCTTTTGCTGCGTATGCTTTTCTTGCTTCGTCTAAATCTTGAGTGATATGGGCTTTTAGTTTGTTAATATCAGAACGACTAAATGTACCTCCTAGCTCCCCTAATTCAGCTATCCAGTATTTCGATAATCTGATTAAATTATCTTTATTTGAAGGATCTAATTCCGTCCCTTTTTTAATGGCTACCAATTCTTTAGGTGCAAGCGCGGCTAAAAAGCTTGTTTTATACCAACCACCAGTACCCTGTAAAACTAATACACCCTGTGCTACAAAATCAGAATCATTGAATAAAGCAGAAACAGCAGAGATCATCCAACGTTTTAATAATAATTGTGATAAATTGTCATCTTGAGTCTTGAGTATATTTAAAAAATCATTAAGGCAATTTTTGTCATTTAATGGCTTAGAAAGAATCCAATTTCTGACAGGATGATAAATATTTTCTAAGGCAATTGAATCAAGATGTTTGTCAATTCTTCTTATATTGAAATCATGCGTTACTGCTAAATTAGTTAAATAGGTAAGTGAATCATTTAGACGCTCTTCAAAGTAAAAATCTTTTCCTGGAACTGTTATTTCACGTTCTCTTTTCATCATATTCCATTTTACAATGATTTTATAATGTTCTAATAGATGCTTTAAATTACAGGTTGTATCTAAGGGGTAGGGTGTTTTTGCTTTAGACAAATCAGGATAAGTTTTAATGTCAAATTCAGGGACAATATTAAAAGAATTTTGAATCATTAGTCGAATATAATCAAAATCATATTCGCCATTTTTAATGTCTAAATCCGCTAAATCCCATCCGCAATTATTTTTGTCTAAACCAACTAAATGTATTTTACTTGGTTTGATAACTTTTAACGATCTAGGGTTAGTCATTCCAACCGAATCAGCAATCCATAAAAGCCTATCTTTTAATTCTTTCATGGCTTTATAACCAGAATTATCTTTATCAGGCCATAAACATATCTTTCTGTCTTTTAAATGTGTTAAATCGGCTATTTTAGCGAATGGAGAACCACCCATCCAAGTAATTACAGCATATTCTGGAAAAAACTCTTGTACTATATGCGCCGTTTTTTCTCCTTCTACAATTAAAACGGTCTTTGTCATATCGGATAGTAACGCGCTTAAATTATAAATAGGTCGGGTTTCATGAGGATATTTTGATATAAGCTTACCATGCACATAAGAAAAAGGGCGAAATTCCTTTCTCGATTCGACATTCAAAGGAGCATAACGAACATTAAAACAATCAATATCACCCGTTATTTTATAATAAGCCCAAACTCCTTCAATAACACCTAAAATTAACTCACCATCTTTGTATCTATATGCTTCAAAAGTTGCCATTTGTTCTTTATTTGGTATACTCATTGTTGTTGCTCCATAGTAGATTGTTGCGACTCCATAGTTAAAAGGTGAATAACATCTAAGACGCAATTCTTTTTGTATTCACTGCATACATCCCCCCGCTGGATCAGTGTCGCTAACCATTGTTCCAGCACCCTTTTATCACGCACTATTTGCTGCAGACTCATAAAAACTCCTGTACTTTGAGAATTAAAAATAAAAAAAAAAGACCGTCAACCAGCATAATGCCGATTAGGTCTTCACGTATAGGTAATAACTTGTTATAATCCTGTGCATATTTCTGCGCTTCCGTAATAAGCGTTGAAATCACCACCGCGCCACGCGCAGTGCTCCTATGGGTGTTGGTAGCATCCACGGAGCACATCCTACTCTAAAATAACTATAAAAAACAAGCGCAATCGCAGAATATTTGGTATTCTAAACTCTGGAATAGTCGGGAGAAAACGCATTCCATTGCCGGTATGCGGCCTAGCTATTCCAACTCGCCGACATACGCTTCGTCATGATAGCCATCCGAGTAAAATTCAGGATTAGGTGCGGGCAGTCGTATATTAATAGGAGTTTCTTGCTGCGCAACTGTAACAACAAGATGGATGACAAGCGCTGTAATTACAATAATCAAAACAATAGCTATAGTATTTATACATTCTTTAAGCCGTATTTTGGTTTTTAATCGCATGGTTTGTACAGTTCCTTGTGTAGTGTGTAGCGTTTGTCCATAAATGCTTTCTTGTTGATCTTAACCCCACAATTAGCGCAAACATAGTAACAGCAAATGCCGAAAAATGTTTTTTGCTCATGCCATTCGTGCTGAGTATGGTATTCGCGACCTTGTGGGCTCAAGGATATGCATTCATATAGGTTATTGGTGTTAAACATGTTCTTTTGCGTCCTGGATAAAGCCTTTAGAATAACGCTCTGGAGCAGAAATAACCATACCTTTTACACAAGATTCCAGGTGTAGAATGTACTCACAAAGCTCTTCTACAACCCTTGTTGAGCGCCATAATTCAGTATCTCGGTTCTTCTTGTATTCTTCTAGCAACCAGGGCACTCGCTTGCTTTCCAGGAACTCTTTACGCCATTTGTTGCGTTCTTCTACAAGTACGCCAGATTCTTGCATTATTTGATTTCCTTCAATTCTTCGGATTGCTGCTGGTATATTTCATTAAGTAATTTCAACCTTTTTTCATGAGTTGAACTGAACAAACCATGTATATTCATAGATACAGAATCTTTAAGGACAAGTAGCAATAATTGAAGCTGTTTATTGCTGATTATCATTTCTCACCTATAATTTTATAAAGTTGTTCCAACTCATAATCCCAGGCTATTACAGTTTTTGAATCGTCATTCATACCAAAACAACAATTGCAATTTTTACATCCTAGTTTTCGTGACCAAGGGTTTAGTTCTTTCATAACATAATATTTGTGATAGCCAAGCCTGCATTTAATGCGATTTAGTATCGCGATAATTATCATCTAAATTACCTTTATCCAACGCAAATAAATCAAACAAAAACCATAACCAAAAAACATTCCGCCGGTGAAGAATGATGCTAATGCTGCCGCCAATGTGAAGTTGCTAATAATCATTTATAATGCTCCAGGGCATTTATCTGGAACATTAAAACGCTTAATAATCTTATAAATACTCAAATTATCTCTATCGTAAAAATGTCTAAAATAAGCTTTACAATTCTTGCATGTCCACTCTGAAAACTTATTTCCAACTCCTGGGCCATGTATTGTTACTCCCTCATTAGTCCAGTCATGCGAATCGCCATAACCGGAACCTATTAAATCACTCATTTATAAACTCCAAAAATGGTGACAGGACTAGGGCTTTCACCTAGATTTCCCGCTTTACAGGCGAGTGATTTGGCGTATTATCGTACGTTATCCCGCTATTACATCTATCCCGTCATAAACTATCTATAAAACTCTCCGCACTTTTTGCACCTGAATATGGCCCCCGAAATTATATCTTTTCTTAAAGATTCATAGTCTTCGCCATCTCTTTCATGACTACAAGGCATTTGCGCACCCATCCTCCTTGCATTTTCTCATAACGTAACCTGGTTGCTCGGTTCTTTTCCAGAGGCCTCTCCTTGTTTTTAGCTTCTCGTAGTCAATCATTCTTCTTTCCTAGGTATAAAAGCATTTAAACACCAACTTTTTACTTTCATGCGTTCCTTTTCACTCTTATCTGGCAAAGATAAATTATATTGCGCTAAAGCACGACATATATCATCAAATAATTTTTCTTTTATAGAATTCTCGTAGTCAATCATTTCATTTCTCTAAACAAATGTTTCAAAAAATCAGCTTCAAATTTTACATCTTGCCCATTATGCCTAATGACTAAATCAATTTCATGACAATCATTCATGTATGTTTTTATTGTTTCAATAGTTTCAATTTGTAAGTGATTTAATTTTTCTTTCAGCTTCTTGTAGTCAATCATCTAATTTACCCGTAATGAAATTTAAAACACGCCGATATGCATCATAACCACCCAGCGACATGCAAGAGCCACACGAATTAATATTAATAGCTTTGGCGCGCTCAAAATCTCTTTGCTCTGATTCCATATTTTCTGCTAAAAATTCCAAGAGTTTCTCGTAGTCAATCATCGATCCCCCAAATTCTTCATAGTCCCAGATAACTTGGCCAAAATCTTAGACCCAGCAGCTTGAGCCTCATATATTGAAGCACGCACAGTACTGCTATCAGGACAGCTTCCATCATCTTCACAGAAGTAAGCCATTGCCAGCAGCATTCCTGCGTTACTGGCGGCCATTCGAATTTCTTCAGTAAGCTTTCGCCCACAGGCATTTTTACATCCAGGCGTTGCACAGTATGTCCTATCTTTATAGCAGAGCATTTCCCTACCCCTTACAAAGCACCATATTCCAATACATCAATTTCAGCCGCCGCAGCACCACTCATCAATGCATCAGTCATCGCATCATAAAATTTAGAAGCTTTTTCACTATCAGTAAAATATACTTTTGGGTCTGGTCCTTGTTCTGCAACCATACACACTGCAAAACCTGGAATTTCATTCTTCCTTCCGCCTAATGAAATTGGGCGCATATGAAAGCTCACAACATTACAAAACATGTGACCATTAAGGCGAAGATCTCCCAAAACTACATCATCTACATTGCTCATACATAAATTCTTAAAATTAATTCTCACAACTAAACACTCCTATAATTTATAACAAAAACACAAAACGCGTCATTTCCTAACTTCATCACGTAAAACCAACAAACAATCTGCAATCACCCTAAAAGCTCTAGGACTCATAATAGGATCGTAGTTAACAGCCTCTAGCAACCCCTCAAGTCTCTTAAACGCCCTATCTATAGCAGTATGCTCGTGACAAGCCTTAAAAGCTCTAAGCTCTTGTAGCTCCTCATCCCTTGTCATAACTCGGGCAAATCCTTAACGCTCGCTATTAAACGCCCTAACGTAGAACGTTCAATACGCCGCTGGCTGTCATAAGGAATGAAGCCCCGACGCTCCCAATTCTCCCAGTTATTAGGAGACATTTTCGTAAGCTTAGAAAACCTGTAAGCCGTTACGAAATACTCTTTAACTTCTAATAATGTCATTATCTTACCTCACTTATTCGTAAATATATTATATCATTCTATTGACATACGCAAGGAGTTTTGCGATACTGTTTGTACGTCAACTCCTGACGCAATAAATTAAGGATACGTATAAAATGTTACAACAAGATGCTATTAACGATACTGTTACAACACTAAACCTTGTTAACTACCAGGTTGCCGAATTGCTAAGAATAAAAGAAGAGCTGGAAGCCAGGCTATGCGCTTTGTTAGAGCACGGTGACGAAGGCTCGAAGACTTATACACATAACAAACACAAGATAACCGTATCTACTGGTTACAACTATTCTCTAAATAAAGAAGAGTACGAGATTTTAGGGTCGCGCCTCCTACCTTGTTTCGATCCTGTCCGTAAGCGAGTTGCTTATGATTTGGATAAGACTATTATACGCGATGCAGAGAAATATGGTTCTGCTGAAGAACTTGCATTACTAGCGCAGTTCTTGGAGAAGAAGCCCAAGAAGTTGCACGTTAAAATAATAGCTGGGGTATAAAATTGTCGAACACAACGCTAATCATAGGTGAATCAGGAACTGGTAAATCCAGTTCCTTGCGCAATCTAAATCCTGAAACTACTTTTATCATTAACGTGCTTGACAAGCCATTGCCATTCAGACGCAGCAAACACAAATACAATAAAGAAGCTAAGAACTATTTTAGCTCTGACAATTACGCGCAAATATTACAATACATTGAAGCTATAGACCTAAGACGTCCCGATATTCAGGTGCTCGTGATCGATGATTTTCAATACATTATGGCTAATGAATTCATGATGCGCGCATTAGAAAAAGGTTTTGATAAGTTTTCTGAGATGGCCAATCATGCATGGGCTGTTGTGAAACGCTTATCTCTAACTCGTGATGATTTGTATTGCTTTGTGTTGTCCCACAGCGACTCCGACAATGCAGGTCGTATCAAGTGTAAAACTATTGGCAAGATGTTAGATGAGAAAATCACGCTGGAGGGTATGTTTACCTCCGTACTTCACACCCAAGTGATTGACGGCAACTACCAGTTTTTGACGCAATTTAATGGCACGCATATTGCAAAATCGCCAATGGGTATGTTCCCTTCTGCTTTGATTGGTAATGATTTACACCAAGTACTTGAGCTTATGTACAGTTACAACAACAACGAAGAAAAGGAAGATAACAATGACAACAGCTAATATAATGGAATTAAACCCGAATAAGCAATATATTTTGTGTGGCGACATATCAGCGTCTATGCAATCGCACGATCCAAAGTGTGGTGGACTATCGCGCTATGCTTACATGCTTGAGAAATTTAAAAGCTTTGTTCAGGAATCTAAGGATTTTGATCCTGACGGCCCTACTGTGCTTATGTATGGCGAAAACGTTCATCAGTATTCAGTGCCATCTCTTGAAGCAATCGATAATAAGCTTAATAACCCTATATTTGAAGGTTTTACCAACACCCATTTAGTGGTTGGAAAAGCATGGGAAATTCACTCACATGAAAAAGCAGTTCTAAAAAAAGAAGGTAAAACCCATGCGGGTACTGTAGTGTTTTTATTTACTGATGGTCAACCAACTAATGAAGCAGCCCTTGAGCGCAAAATCATTGAAATCGCCAATGCAGTAGATCGCGACGATGAGTTTAGTATTGGTTTTGTTTTGGTGGGAACAATAGATGCTCACCTAAGAAACTATCTTAATAAGCTTGATGATGGTCTCACAGGAAAAGTTAAATTTGATATTGTTGGAACAACTGAAATAGAAGGTTTGACGTTTATGAAAGCAGTTAACAACGCCATTAACGAGTAGACGCTATCATGACAACTCAAAGAGCCGTCTTATGGTCGTTATTCTGGATTGTATGTGCTGGATTTTTTAGTGGTGGTCTCTATGCGCTATATGGCATAGAGTCTGCAATCACGTTTTTTACATGCTATACAGTTGAAAAATTACTATCTCTAGATAATTTATTTATGTTTTATGTGATATTTCGATATTATGGCTGCAAAGAACACAAGCAACGTAAGATCCTCAATATTGGTATAATTAGCGCTGTTATTTTGCGAGCCTGTCTTATTTTGCCAGGTTTGTACCTTGTAAATCGCTTCAATTTTTTAATTTATGGATTTGCAGTCTTTTTGTTATACGCTAGCTATAAAATATTTTTTAGTAAGTCTGATGAAATAGAAGATGAACCGCCTGCACTTGTTAAACCACTTCAAAAATGGCTTGGCTCTACAGCTCTGATTATTGCTTCCATTGAGCTTGCGGATTTATTATTTGCACTAGATAGTATTCCGGCTGGTTTTGGAATTACAACCAATGCTTTTTTGCTTTATGCGGCGAACATTTTTGCTATTCTTGGTCTGCGTTCTATGTATTTTATTTTGCAAAATTCTATCAATAAATTCATCTATTTGGAACCAGCAGTAGGAATAGTATTGAGCATTGTTGGGTTTAAAATGCTATTGCAACATTGGTTTTTCATTCCCGATTATTTGCTACTATCCAGTATAATAACAATTCTAATAACTGCGGTTATCGCTTCAAAATTACATTATAAGGAATTAAACGAATGTATCTTATAGATCTCATTATTGGCATGTTCATACCCATGCTATTCCCAGATAAGTACATGGCATTAAGAGCCAAAATTGTAAAGCTTATTCATTATTGCAACGACACAACACCACCTAATAAGGAGTACAAATAATGCAAGGATTTTGGGACAATCTATCAGGAAAGCCAGAAGACGCTTTCACTAAAACATTCGCAGATGTTCTGCCTAACAACACTCTAGCTCTCGCACAGGTTGCATCCTGCAAGCTCAAACTATTTAATGACACAGACTTTATAAACTTAGAATGGGAACTTATCGAAGGCGATTTTAAAGGTCAGCACTTATTTCAAAAACTGAACATTTATGACAAGGATGTAGATAAAGCCACTAAAGCGCGTAATATGTTAATGTATCTTGTGCAGTTGTTTCACGTGAAACATGATCCCAATAACGCACCTAATGATAACTTTTTAGCGCAATTTAACGGCAAAGTCGCAGGCATTAAAATACAAGAATGGTCAATGCAAAAGAATGACGGCACCCTTGGCCATGGAAACTTTATATCCGAAGTGCATGCCTCTACTGGTTTTGTTTCCGAAACTGGTAAATACAGAGACTTTAAACATAAGAGTGTAGGAGTTGATAGCGCGCTAACCAGACACAGCAGACAAGAAAAGAACGAGCTGGACGATGACATTCCCTTTTAAAACGGACGTCATCACAAATATTGAATAAGGACTATAACACATGGACAACTGGGACACCGAGCACTTAGAAAACATACCGGAATCACAAAACCCAAACACAGGGTTGCTTACTACTATAATCAACAATAGTCTTGCGCATAATAAGCAAGACGAGCGCACATACATTGGCGCAAGTAATATTGGTAATCCTTGTGAGCGCAAGATTTGGTATGGCTTTGCCGGCATTATTGGTGAGCCATTGCCTGCTAATATTAGGCGTACTTTTGACATTGGCAAAACCCTTGAGAGCCTTGTATTGGATTACTTGGAGGATGCTGGGCTAGCTTTGGTTCGTGCTCCTGAGCTTCTAAAGTTTACTTCTTCTCTTGTCCCTGAGCTTCGGGGGCACGCAGACGCTAAATGGTTGCGTGATTTTCCATATAATGCTGCTATCATAGAAGTAAAAACAGCTAAAGATTCGTCGTTTCGTGTGTTTCAAAAAGCGGGGTTACAAAAATGGTATCCCGTATATTATGCGCAAGTGCAGGCTTATATGGGGATGTCTGGTGTAAAAGAAGCGTACGTGCTAGCTATCAACAAAGATACTTCAGAATTACATGACGAACATGTTGCGTTTGATGAGAATTACTATAATGAGCTGTGCATGAAAGCATCACGCATAGCTTCTTCCATAACTGCGCCTGACAAGATTAACAATAGTCCATTCTATTTTGTCTGTCGTGGGTGCCAATATAAGAGTATATGTCATGGTTAATTCAAGTAACGTTTTACAACAATTGTGTTTTATTTATGGTTTTAGTTCCGCTTCAGAGTTTCTAAACCTCGATGGCATTGCCGATCACCAAGAAAAGCTTGAGCTTTTAATGCGGGAATTAATAGACTCACTGCACACTATTCGAGATCATAAAATGCCCGAATTTCAGCCAACGCACTGTCCAAACTGTAACACACAATACCAAGATAGCCTTCACTATTAGCCAACATAAGGAATGACTCTTGTGCTTGTGTAGGCTTATTGGGTGGTACTTTAAGTTCAATCCATAGGCCTTTGTAATTGTCGTTACCACGCATAAAAAAGCAATCAGCAACACCAGCCATCATTCCTGCTTTCTTAAGCTGATAACCTTGCCACTTAGTTCTAACGCCTTCGTTGGGAACGTGAATAAAAGGCAGTAAATACATATCAGCAAATTGCTTAACCGCATCTTGTATCTGCTTTTCAGTCATCTTAAAGCGTGAGTTTTCAAGGTTAGTAAGTTCCATGACGCAACCTATTCGTCATGTCATTACTACGTAAGGGCCCCACTTGTCTTGCCCAAATACTCGCCAAAAGCTCGTCAGCAGCTTTATTATAATCCAGCACACTAAGTGCTAATAGAGTATTGCGAAATTTTAGGAGTTTTGGTAATCCAATATTGAAACATAGTTCAATTAGTACACCTTTACGTACTTCATCAAGAATCACATACCAATTATAAGGTTGAAGTTGTTTCTTGGAGCGGGATATATCATTTCGCAATAGATAGAGCATCTCATCCGTGGTAAGACCTGCTCCTATGCGTTTATCTATACACCGACCATACCCTATTGTGGCATAACCTAAAGTGTCTTCATACACATAAGGGCTTTCGCCCTCATGGGTTTTTATTCTCTGCTCTAAAAGACTGTCATTAGTCCATGACGGCATAGTTGTGGTCAAGCTCGGTTTCTGGAATAGCATCTACAATATCCTTTTGTGGTTCTTGCACGTCCTGTGTGTTTAAGTCTCTTATGTATTCGTTCGTTACTTCTATGGCTCCGAGAAGAGCATTTTGGTTTCCTATCAGGCGCTCTAAATTGCTTCGAGCCTCTGTGATTAGTCTTCCAGCTTCTTGGGATTGTTGTTGTAGTACTTGTAGTCTTGTTTGTAATTTATCTTGCATTTTAAATCCTTATTGTAGGTCATCGTCATCATGCTGACAATCCAATGATATATGGCCTTTGTCACAAGATTCCAGTTTTTCCTCAACTAATTGCATGATAATTTCTATTAGTCTTGTTAGTTGCGCAACAAATAGCTGTTGCAGTTCTGGCTCAAGTTTTATAAGTTCACGCTCTATCAGAAGCATGATTGTATGGAATAGCCAATCTAGCATATAGGTATCCTTATACTAAATAACTTCCTGAAACATAAAAACTCGATGTATTACCAACTTGTGTATTTGACAATGCTGTAAGAGTAGTAGCAGTCGTTTGTAAATACGGTGTTATTGATGTAGAACCACCGACAATAGCCGCACATATAGCACCTGCCGCATAAGTAACGTTTTGACAAATTAGAGGAACAGCCTGATTACCTAATGACGCACTTGTTATTGGAAGCCCTGTGATTAGTACGGACCCAGTTAACCCGCCAATAGAAGTCAAAACAATAGTGATTGTAAAATGTACAATGCTACCAATGCGTGAATATTGCCCAATTGCCTGAGAAGTTGTTACGCCCGTGCTAGAGCCGCCGACAGTAATTGCCGGAGTAAATGAAGTCGATGCAACATAATTTGATAACGTACTACCACCAAAGTTAATGCTGGTAGCAAGAGCGGCACCAAGTGTAGGAGTAACGAATGTGGGACTATTGGTTAATGCAAAATTGCCAGTTCCAGAAACTGCTCCCCAACTTGGAGTCGCCGAAGAACCAGAAATCAATGGCAATCCAGCTGTAGCAGTTCCAGAAAGAATATTTAATTTTGATGCATCCGACCAAACAATACCACCTGCCGATGCCGTTAATGCGTTGTTTGTGCCACCTAAAGCGAGTGATGTACCTGCGATAGTAAATGACGAGACATCAGGAAATATTACTGTATCTGTTGCTATAGTATTAGCCATCTGAAATATAGTCTGATGACCTCCTGATGTTCCTGAAAATATAGAAAATGGTTGTGTAAGTGCACTTGTAACAACTCTAACTGGCCCGGTTCCTAATCCATATAAATCCAGAGAACTATTTCCAGAACCAGCAACCTTTAAAGCAACAGCACCACTAGCTACATTATTAAATATTTGCAAATAATTTGTGGCGGACGCCGTTGCTCCATATGCAAGAAATGGATTCCCATTAAAATCCAGAAGGCTTACGCCTGTGCCAAGCTGCAAGGTATTAAACTGTACAGCGCTATTCGTTGCTATTGATTGTGGCAATGATAGAGTAACTGCTCCCGTACTAGCCGAGGCTATGACCTGATTTGCCGTGCCAGTAATACTGGTAACAGCACTTCCTGAAGGCACCGTTGTTGATAAAACAGGAATACCACTTGAATTCGTAACCATAAATGCATTAGCGGTCAATGTTCCAGATACAAATAATGGCATTAGGTAATTGGTACCATTAATATTAGGCTGCCAGAATCCTGCTGTTGTTCCGCCTCCAAATGTTGCACCATCACCTCTAAAGCCTACAGGTGCCAATGTGCTTCCTATAGCTATTCCAGGGCCATTCGTGCCACTTGTAGCTCCTGTGGCAATAGTTGCTGTTGCGCCATAACCCAATGCCAAAGTGCCCAAAGCACTAGCGGAATTTGCTCCAGATGCGTAACCTAAAAATGTGTTATTGCCGCCTGTGGTAACAGCTACCCCACCACCAGTAGTTAACCCGGTGTTCGAGCCTACAAATACGTTCGTAGAACCGGTTGTTAGCATTTCGCCCGATGCGGTTCCTACTAAGGTGTTTGTATTGCCACTTGTAATACTGGCACCTGTAGTATCTCCAATAGCTACGTTACTGCTAGCGGTACATAATGTAAGGGCTGAAGTACCAAGGGCTGTATTGTTATTGCCGACTATATTAGCTTGTAAAGTTGCACTTCCAACTGCAAAATTACCGCTGCCAGTGGTATTAACTAATAGCGCATTAGGCCCAACTGCAAGATTTGCGGCACCTGTAGTATTAGCTGCTAAAGCATTAACACCAAATGCCGTATTCGTTGATATACTTCCGCCCCCTAATCCTGCAGTAACTGTATGAAATACACTGTCATTTGTAGTAGTAACTGAAGCAAAAGTAGGCGAGCTAGTAGTTGCAATATTCTGTGGTAAGGCAAGTGTTACAACTCCTGACTGTGGGACACCTGCAACACCATTCGCAAGAACCTGGCTTGTTGTGCCAATTATGCCTGTTACAGTCCCACTGTTCGTAGCACTTATAGTGAAATTGTTACCTACCAGGCCTATAGTTATACCAGTTCCAGCTACTAGGTTAGCGGGTGATAATAGCGAGCCATTTGTTGCGTAATAGCCTATTTGCCCTGCAAGTCCTGGAGTAACTAATTGCCCAATAAAATTTTCATAGGTCATGGCGGCATCATTTGAAGTACCGTAAGGATATTGTCCAAAATACATGAGATCTAAAGCATTATTGGTTGTAATCGGATTTATCAAATACACCTGTTCAATATTACGTGCCATGCTTGATACTCCTATGGGTAGCCAATTGCAAAGAATTCAACAACAATATCGCACGTAGTGTTCGGGGTTATAAAGCTAATGACATCTTTGGGATATACAGTGCGTCTGAATTCAATAGTACCCACAGCTAAATCAGAACTTGACGCAGCAAATGTACCACCAGCAGGAACTGCGGCTGTAGTTTTACGAGAAACCCAACACCACCCTGTAGGCTGCATGCGAACGTACATAAGGTATGCGGGTGCGTCTAAAGGCACCGTAACTGATTCAGCTGTACTTGCTGCTAAAGTCGCTGTAAATATATTAGTTGGAAACTGCATCCCGTGCGTATTTAAACCTTGTACATCGCGTGCAAATGCTAATAATGTAGACATATCCGTGTCCTTATGTGTTTAAAGCTTGATAAAGAAATTCATAGCAACCGAAGGCTGTGTAACGTTTTGTGGAACGCCTGAGCCAGTTGGGCCTGTATTTGGGTTTGTAAGACCTGTTGAGCCTGCAGGGCCGCTCCCACTTCCTGATGACAAGGAAAACTGTAATGTACCAGCACTACCAGGCGCTGGATGCACATGGCTACCAAGCTCGGATGCATAACTTTGATGCGCATACTCGCCCTCAGATGCGCCTGGCATGCTTATAGTAACCGTTGTTGTTCCTGAACCTGCATCTGTATAAGCAACTAGCGCATTGCCTGACATGGCATTAGCAAAACTCGTTGCCACGCAAAAAGTAGTAGCTCCTAAAGTGGCAGAATAACAAGGCATAGCGTAATAGAGTGTGTTAGCAACAAGACCTGTTGGCAATGCACCACCTGTATTGGCAAATGTAATAACTTGACCTCTGAATAGGTTGACTGAAGTAGGTGTATTAGCGGCCGTTAACACAAGCGATTGTGTTATAGCGTTTATGGTGCCAGAGCCGTTTGAGCCGCCAACAACAACGATATCTGATTGTGCGTTTGCTAAACTTGTGGCTACATAGAATGTTGTAGCGCTTGTTGGGATTGCGTAATAATTTGTAGCGGAACTCAATGCGCTTGGTAAGGCTGAGCCACCACCTGTATTGGCAAACTGTACAATTTCCCCAAAAGCCATAGGTTGTGTTGATGTTAATAATAAACCACCATTAATGGCCGTAGCTGTGAATGCAGTAGTTAATTGTGCTGCTGTAACCGTACTAGAATATAGAATGGGCAAAGCACTGGCTGGAACGGTTCCGAGTAATATTCTGCCAATCATGGGAGACAACGACAGTTGTTTTAAAGCTCCCCAGTCAGACCAAGCATTAGAGCCATAAGCTGCGGCGGCGCCAGCTGCTGTAAACATCTGCGCCAAAGGATTGCTTGAGCCATTTGTAAATCCTACAAATCTATTCCATAACATGCTATATAGAGGCCAGCCGTCTGTTCCCTGATATGCAATACCTAAGTTGGAAGTCGGTGCCACAACAGTTACTGATCCAGAATTTACATTAACTAATGTGCCTCCAGTCAAAGGCACCCAGCCAAAAGGGTAGAAATCGTTTATGGAAATCTTTACATCCCCTGTTCTTGGGGCGGCAATTATTGCGTCAATCTGGTCGTAGGTTTGGAATGAATTCGTTGGTGCTGCTTCTAAAGCATCAATTAGATAAATAGATGGCAAGCAAAAACTAATATTACATGCAGCATTAGGTTGTGGCGAACCTGTTGTGCCTACAGGCATTCCAATTTGCAAATAGAATGCATCGTCATTAGTACCTGAAAGCGTAATGCCGTCATTGGTCGGAAATATATCGACAAGAGACCACTTTTCCCAAGAGTTAGAAAACGTAATAGTTCCAGCTCCTACAGGTATTGGACCAGGTGATACAGACCCTGTACCACAAAACTGGTAAATAGAAACTGTAATTGTAGCATTGCCAGATGTTGCCATTCCTTGAATGGTGAAGGTAAATGGCTGGTTAGCAAGGGTTGCAATATGTAAGCTTATTGGGAATTGGTAAATCTTTAATGTCGCACCAGAGGTATCAGCAGAACAGTTATGGTTGATATAATATTCAGGTTGTATATCGCCTTGGATGATTGGAGGCGGTAATTGTTCAGGGAACTTCGTGAATATAATGCTTTCTGTAATGTTACTATTAGCGTTTCGTATGTATCTGAAATCCGGCATACTAAAGCCATCATGCTGATCAGGGGCTAGACGCACTGTGTAGTATGTTCCAGTGTTGTTATATTCATCATGAGTGTAGGTAACAGGCAGTGTTGCTGCATTATAACCTGTTGTACCATTTCCTAGTTGTTGTTGCCCTAGATTGCGCCAAAATCTGTTATTTGCCACTACGTTTTCCAATGTTGCAATACTATTAGATGGTGTCGGCGAGCCTGCTGTAAATGGAAAGTTCTTGCGATCAAATTGGAAAGTGCCCATGGAGTCATAAACCGTAATGTAATAAGTGTCTATTACACTGGGATCGCACATTTCAACGGGAAAATCTTGGTCAAGATAGGGGTAGTAGAACAACAAGACGTCATTGCCATTGGTGTCTACGGTACTTCCTGTGGCTGATAATATCATAGGGTTTGGAGCTGCTACATAGGTATATGGAGGCGCTGAACCTACCTGGTAATAAACATTCTTAAGCGTGGACATATCTTGTTGACGATAGAATGTAACAACGCCGCCAGCTAGTGGTATGCCTGTTTTACTGTCTACTAGATTTTGTAATATCGCAGGACAAATCAGCTGACTTGTTACAATCTCGCACATAGGAAGTCCGTATCCAATTGTTGTGATGTAAATATTCTACTCTAGCGAGGTTGTTGGAGCAAGATTAACGGGATTAAAGTTGTAGCTAAAAAACAAGCACTTAGGTAAAATAAGGAGGTGCCAAGAAGACTTCGACCTCTTACTTGGCAGATTTTGTATGTTTCAAATACAGGAGTAGTATATAATATGAGCATAGAATTGACAACTAAAGTTTTATCAATTCAAGATTTATCTCAACCTCAAAAACACATTCTAACCATACTTTGTTTTAGAGCTAATTATAATTATGAAGTTTATTCGACTGTTGAAAAATTAGCTTTGGATTGTTCTTGTAGCATCAAGACCATAGAAAGAGCCTTAAAAATATTACGTGACAAAGGTTATTTATCCTATACAGGCAAATTAGCTCCAAATTCTCGTTCGATACCAATATATCGTATAAATTTAACGCACGGACTTTCTGGGGGTGGTTCAACTTTAACCACGGACTCTCAGTCCTTGACGGACGGACTTTCAGTACTTTCACGGACGGACTCAGAGGGTATACGAATAGACTATAATATAAAAGACAATAAGAAAGACAATAGCAAACCTGATTCTCTTGAACCTCCTAAAAGCCCAAAAGACCAAATATTACACAATACTAAATATCACGAATACGTAAAAAGGATTCAACAAGACAGGGAATTAAAATTAGAATGTGGGAATATAGAAATATTGGAGTTTGAAAATTGGAAAAGCCAGATTTACTCTGGCTAAATAATTACTTACTGCCAACACCAAAAGCAAACATAAATAGAACAACTATCAGGGCTACCATCATAACAAACCTCTTTTGGTTTAAAATTATACTTATGGGTATTTTATACGCATATGAATAAAAATCAAGCATTATCTTCCTGATCGTCTATATAATTCCTCTGCTAACAATCCACCAATAGTACCGGCACCATATCGTAATTTATTATTAAATGATTTTTGCCTTTTTTCTGTTTTTCCCAAAGCACTTTTTTCCCGTTGCATACGCTCCAAAGATTCAGCCAGCCGTTCTTTGCCAACTTCCTTACCAGTAGCTAAATCAGCAAAGAACGGCTGGCTGAAT